CTGACCGAAGATAAGGGTGATCTTAATAAGTTAAGCGAAGAAGTTAAGGACATTGTTGGTGAAGTATTTGATTATACAACGGACTTTGACTTCCTTGACATTGTTGCTGATATTCTTCTGAGAACAGATGACTATGAAGCATCTGCTGAAGACATCAATATAGTATTAGAGGACCTCGATAGTGGTTTAATCTATGGGGATGATCAGTGGGAAGTATTAAGATACTACTTTGATTCACCAGGAGATTTAGACAGCCAATCTTGGGATGATGCCTTTACACATTTTGCTGAAGATATTCAGAGAGTTTGTTCGGCAATAGTTGAAAATAAAGAGATTAAGAGCGATGCCGAAGAAGATGAGAAAGAGACTGAGGAATCCCTCTCAAAGAAGCCAGAAAGAAACAGCAAACTTACAGAGGCTGCTACTGAAAAGGTTACAGTTAAGTGGGATGAGGTTTTCAATGAAAGACAGCAGTCTCGGTTAGCCGATCTCAAAGGTAAGAAGCTTGACAGAGAGACTGCCGAGAGTATTAGCAAGGCCATTGATAAGCATCTTTCAGGTAAGGGATATGAGCTTAAAGACTTCTTACCACAGATAGACTTTGATAAAGAAGTATTCATCTGCAATGTTGAAAAGGCTGATGAAGACTCTTTGCAGGAAAGCATTGAGAGTGCAACAATTGAAACTAAAGACCAAGTAATCAATGTTTCTTCTGAGGATAAAGAAGAGAACATGCTTGATGACTTCGATCCAGACTTCTCAAACTTTGATGAGGCAGGCGAAAGCAATGGTGAAGAAATGATTGCCCCACTGTCAGATGAAGAGGTTTCTGAGTTGTCAGGTGATTCCGAAGAGGAAGAAACTGCTGAGGATGAAGAAGAAGTCGTTGATGAGTTCCCTGAAGATGAAGAAGAGTTTGAATTTGACGAGGTTCAGGAAGAATCCTTTAATAGATTAGTAGGAAATTACCTGAACAATGTTTACTCGAACGCTAAGTCATTCAAATTAAAAGAAGCAAAATCCATTGATGGACAATTAAAAATAACAGGTACTATTGATTTCAAGTCTGGCAAGTCTAAGGACACCACATTCATCTTTGAGAAGGTTGCCAATCGCAAGTCAATTGCCAAGAACAAGGCAAGATTTGTAGGTCTGAATGAAACCTTCACTGATAAGAAGAATGCTTATGTTCTGAGGGTTTCCGTTAAGGACAAGAAGTTAGTTGCTGAAAGCCTGAGATATGACTACCCTGCTAAGGGAAAGTTAAACGAAAGTGTTAAGACTGTCAAGGGTTTAGTTAAGTAGAATTGGATCTGAGGGCGGGGTAATTCCTGCCCTCAGATACCTGATAGAGTAGGTAGGTATAATGGATAATAACAATTTTGGTTTACTGCTTAATGCGAAGAACATAAAACTTAACCGCTTTTACTTTGACCAAATGGCAAAGATGATTGGGGTTAAGTTGATTTATCGAGCACCAAAAGCAGGAAAAGATTACACCACCTATGGCGAGATAGATACAATGTTTGAGCAACCTGTTGCAGTGTGGGGTATTTATGAGGAACACCCAAATCAACAGACAATGAGAAAGTTAGGGTGGAACTCAGAACTGCTCACAGAAGCAATCATTCTGCAAGTGCCTTATGATCTTGAAGGACTTCAGCAGGGTGGGCTGTTCATTGTACCAACAGGTGTTGATGATGGGAAAGCAAGAGTATTCCAGGTTACTCAAATGACCACTCTTGCAATCTACCCTGCCTCAGTTACTGTGGCTGCAGTGCCTTATTATCCTGATGACTTTGTTCCAACTGCTTACAACTATTCCGAACACAACTTTGACTTATTGGAGGGTGAAGAATGAAGATATTATTAGAATTCATTGAACCACTAAGCCGTCAAGATATTGAAAACTTTACTGATGAGTGGTATGCCATACAAGACGGTGAAGACAAAGAATACACACAGTCTAATGGTAAGGAGATAAACTACAAAGACATCTATAATAACCCATCAAAGAAAAGGGCAGCCTTTGATGATCTGTATGATAGGGCAACCAATGCTACCATTAAGGGCTGGCCTTTAACTGATGAAGCATTAAAGGTTATGAGACAGATTTGGCTTGAGATTGGCTTTGAGGGTTTTGATGGAAGCGAAGCACCTTTTAAGGCACTTCGTGCTATTTTCAAAAAAGGTAAGAAGTATCCCAATTCGGATAGGCACTTAGAAACTTTGCTACGAATGTTCTATGGTGGTAGAGATTTCGATAATGCTGATTATGAAAGAATTATCGAAAGTGATCAATTGCAATTGTTATTGGCAGTTAATGATAGTGTGTATAAATACCCTGCTAATGACTTAGCAAGAGGTTTGGAGGCAATAGATAAAATCATTCAAGAAAAACCTAATGATTGGAAAGAGGTTGTTTTTGAGGATGGTGCTAAAGCAAAATACACCTCGAAGGTTAATGACTTGCGAATGCTTGCGTCAGGAAAGGCTTCAGATAGATCGGGCTACGTAAAAGTTGATAAGATGAAAACAAAGTCAGAAGAGGAACTTGCTAAGGCTGTCAAGCAGATGGGTATTGATTTATCTAAATCTGAAGATGCTCAGTTATTGGTAGATACCGGCAATGCTGCTTTGAAACAAATAGCCTCCAAGAAGTAAAAATAAAAGCTAAATTTAGTATATGAGGTGAAAGAGTTAGATGGGTGTAAGATTTTATGACCAGGCTCTTCTTGAAAAGTTCCAGAAGTGGGTTAAGGATCCCAATATGACTATACTGGGTCCATCTGACATCAACAGAACTTTTCAGATCATAGCCGATAAAAAGAAAGATAAGGAAGTAAGATTGCCACTTATTATCCTTTCAAGAAACCCCTCATTTATGGTGGGTAATATATCAAAGCAACCCCTTACTCATAATGCTTACAGGTATATGGATTCAGGTGGTGGGGAGAGAACAGTTCAGATAAATGCTGTTCCCATAACACTCAATTATCAATTGGATATCATAAGTAAGTATTACGAAGAGGCTGATGAGTATGTACGGAATTTTATATTCAACTTAATCAATTACCCTAAGTTGAGTGTAACAATTCCTTACAACGATATAAACTATATTCATAACTCTTCAATTTCAATGAACCCTGAGATTACAGATAACTCGGATAATTCACAAAGATTGTTTCAAGGACAATTTTCCGATTGGACTATTAAGTTTGACATTGACAATGCTTATCTGTTCAGTGTACCGATTACGAGAACTTGGGAAATCACTGAAATTGAATTGGATGTTAAGGAAACTGATACCGAATATTCAAAGAGTGTCATTCCTATTGAGAAAGAATAAAGGAGAGATAGAATGCCAAAAATTATTATAGACGACCAAGACTTAACCACATCTGCAGGTTCGGTAAATTCTAGCTATGCAGTATTCGTTCCTGGTTTTGCGGGAAATGGTGGTTCTGGAATACTTGCGGAAGATGGCCCTATACTGTTTGAATCGGTTGCTTCCTTTAAGGCAAAAGTAGGTTCCAGTCCGCTGAATCTTAACTTGCCAGATGTTACCTACGACCTGTCTTACATCTATGCTTGTGAGCTGCTAGGCGCAGGTTTACCAATTGTTTACCAAATTATAGCAGATGACACAAGTTCCTTTACGAGCATTACAGATATTTGCGATGCTATCAAGAGTTTGGATATCCTAGGTGCTGCTGACAGGGGTTCCTTTGATGTGTCATTTGTCACCACTGGCGGTTATCCAACAGTTTATCGGAAAGCGATTGTTGATGGATCAGCAACCACTTATTCCATTGAAGATAACATCGGCAAACTTCAAGGAGTGGCCGAGAAAAGAGGAGACTGCTTCGCTGTCGTAGATGTAGATGATTCCATTAAATTACCTTTAAGTGTAACCAATAATGATTCTTTGATACCGAGCAACCTTAATGTTGATGATGCAGACGCTTTTGCAATAGTCCCAGGTGCAACTGTTTCTCCAAACTTTGTAAGTGTAACAAATGCAGATAACAAACCTCTTATACTACCTGGTTCATTCCATTTCCTAAAGGCGTATGCCAATTCAATTAGAACAAATGAGCCGTGGTTTGCTATTGCAGGTGTAAGGAGAGGCCTGGTTCAGGGTATTCCTGCTTATAGCATTACTAATGATGAAGCGGATGAGTTGCAGCCAGATAGTGGCGAAGGTAACGTAACATCAGTAAATGCTATAACATTGATTAAGCCTTACGGAAGATGTATCTGGGGAAACAGAACGCTTAGATCCAACGCTGATGGAATGAAGGCCAGCTCTTATATAAATGTTCGGCAGTTAGTTCACGAAATTAAGAGACATCTGTATAAGACTGCCAAAGCTCTGATGTTCTCTCCAAATGATGACATTCTGTGGGTCAACTTTAAGAATAATGTTACCCCGCTATTAGATAGAATGTTATCAGGACAAGGTATCTCAAGTTACAGACTTATCAAGGTTGCTTCTACGGCTAAGGCTACTTTAACTGCCAAGATTGTAATTGCACCTATTGAGGCTGTTGAGAACTTTGAGCTTACTGTCATCTTAACTGATGAGGGTGCAGAAACTGAAGGTTAGGAGGAATAAGATATGCCAAGTAATAATTTAGGTGCTGCTCACTTAGCAGATAACCCTCTGCTTTATGAGCCACAAAGAACTAACAACTTCTACTTTATTGTGAATGATATTGATGGAATTCTCAGGGCTGCACCAAGTTCTTATAGCGAAACTAATAGAACTATTGACAATGCCCAGTCAAGATTATTCTACTCAGTATCTGCAGTCAGTTTCCCATACTTCACTCAATCGCCAATATCCATCGCTCGTGGCAACAGTGACATTAAAGTTGCCGGTAAGCCTACATTTGGTGATGGCAGTCTGACAATCAGAGACTTTATCGGTACTGATGGCAAGTCTGTCTTAATGGCTTGGCAAGCCCTGTCTTATGATGTTGAGACCGAGGCTGTTGGTAGAATGGCAGACTACAAGAAAGACTGCACTCTTATTGAGTACACTCCAGACAATGCCGAAGTTGTAAGATACTATGACTTAAAGGGTTGTTGGGTAGGTGGCATCGGTTCTGTCGAGAGAAGTTATGATGGAAATGATGCTGCGACTGTTCAGGCTACGATCTACTTTGATAAGGCGATTATGAGAGTTCCTGAAACAGAAACCCCAGTCAACGTATAAGCCACTCAAAATCTAACTACATAGAATAATTGTATAATATCATATAGGTATGTTGTATAGGTATAAGACTGTATCTATATGACTACTGCCTATATGATATTTTATTCAGGAGGTATGAATGAGCGACGTTATTGTAACAATTCACGAAGATTTCACTTTACCCAGTAAGGGTATGATCTATGACAGACCAGTTGATCCAAAAATCAAACTGCGTTCAATGACTGCCCAGGATGAAATGCTGAGGCGTACACCATCAGAAGATGAGCTAAGAGTAAAGGCAGATGTAATTGAGGGTTGCATTGAGGGCGAGAAACCTGCAATCTCAGTATATGATATGTATATTGGCGATTACTACTATCTGCTTAACTCACTGCGTCTTGTTACCTTTGGCAGTAAACTTTCTTACACTGCTCGGTGCTTGGTTTGCGGCGACATCTTTGACACCGTGCTGAATATTGATGATATTCCTGTCAATGAGTGGAAAGATGAGATTAGCAACCTGTTCACTGTCAAATTACCGAGTGGCAAGGAGATCGGTTTGAACTACCAAACGCCAAGAATGCTTGATGATATTGCGAGAAGGGTTCGGCAGTTAAAGAAGCAGAATAGTGAATTACCTGAGGATGCTGAAGAAGAAAACCAAAAAATCATTTTCTCGATTAAGACAATTGATGGTAGGAGACCTAACCCTGCTGAAGTTGAAATGCTTGTTAAGAAGATGAATATGAAGGACTACAACTATCTTTCTCAGAAGATTGATCTGCTTAATGAGTCAATTGGTCCACAGAAGGTCATTCAGTTAGAGTGCACTCATTGCCACAATCAGACACTGGCATTGTTTCGCTACAGCTC